TTCTCCTTTTATTGTATGCCTACATACTTTGAATTGTCGGCATCGTATAAATCCTCTAGCTTTTCGTCTCTTTCGAGCCTTAAATGCTCTACTTTTATACATTCCGCTCCCCACATACTAGCTAATTGACTTCCTACCTCCTTTAATAAGTCTTTCTCTGTGTGTTTTGATCTAAATTCACATGAAAATACATCTCCATGCTCAATACAATGAGCTACATACGATAATTGCTTTTCCATGTTATTCTCCTATTCTTTTTTGATTGTATTCTAAAATTTCAAGAGGCACACTCTCGATCTCTCCATTGATAGCTGCAAAGTAATCATCTTCTGATCCCCAAACAGTTACCATATCTTCTCCGACAACGATAAATTTATCTAGCTCCCAAATTAGAGCATAGTTACAGTTACCTCCACCATTGAATAATTCTACTTTTTGTACGTTCATTTTGTTAAAAACCCCTCCAAGTCGTAAGATTCTACAGTTATCTTTGTTACTATCACGCTATAGTTGATATGATATAACTTCTTCTTGTTAAGCATCCAATCAGCTATTTCATATACAGAAGCTTCAACTAAATCCTCGTCTCCTAGGTACGAGATATAGATTGTGTTGTAGTCGTAATCAAAGTCATGAATAAAGATGCCTGTAGAGAGCTCAGCCTCTTCTAGCAACTCTTCTATTGAGTTGTATCTGTTATTAAGATAGCTTGCATCAATGTCCAAGAATCCTTCTTGGCAACCATTCTCATAATTATCCTCTTCAGCATAACCTGACCAGCTTGTTTCATATTTAACGTACATGTTTTCTCCTTTTTAAATAGCAAAGATGATTTGCTTTATACCTTCATCAGTATAGAGCTGATGTTTCTCATCTTCATCTAACATTTTTAATTCTACTAATCGTTCTATAGTCTCATCTCGTTCTCCTACATAGTTAGCGTCTTCTAGTTCTACTTCAAGCGTTGTCCACCCTTCATAGTTAGGCATTACAGCCATAAACTCGTCTGTAGCAAGGTTCTCGTAAGCGTCATCTAGTTCTTTTTGTGTCCAGCCTAGTAATCCCTGGTAGGCTGCTTTATATATTGATAGCATCTTTATCCTCCTTAAAATATTTATTAAATTCTTCTATTGCTTTTTCTTTCGAATTGTAATAGAACTTTCTTTGTTTTAGCTGGTCGTCAATGATCTCATAAATCAAGTAACTCCCATCTCTCATAGTCTCAACGACCATAAGTAAGCTCAGCAACCAGATGAGCATCTACACCAATCGGTTGGTACATCTCAATTTCATATTCTGTATGTATTGGCTGGGGTACAATAAAAACCCATCTAGGCATCTTTTCATAAGAAGTCGCTTTCTTATGTTTTGTAATTGCTTTTTGCATATCCTCGTCTGTAGACCAAGTAGTTATAGAAGATACAAAGTAATGAACTTTGTTCTCCATAATCAGTCTACCTTCTTTGTTTAACCAATGCGCCGTTCTTTTATTCATCTCCTTTTCTCCTTGTTAAAGTTCCTTCTTTATATCCATAGACTTGTGTTGCTGCTGTAAGTAAGATTGTTTCAAAGCAATCACGCATTTGTTCATGCAACTGACTAGCTTGAACCCCTGTACATTGCAACGTAAGTGAAGCTAGAGAATCAAATTGACTTCTCCAAGCTTTTTCGTATTCTTCTCTGTTTTTAGCTTTCATAGTTAAGAGATTAAATCAATATTTGTGATAGTTACATCTTTTATTTCGTATTCGTCTAATAACAGATCTTCTGCCTTAGCACCGGCATCATCTTTGTTTTTAGCTTCTACTTCGAGCATACAACCCTCTTCACCATATAAAGTTCTGTCTCCAGCTACTCCAAAGTCATGTTCAATCTCATAAGTGAACTCAGCTTCCACTTCGTATTCTTTTAAAACATCTTTGCGTATATTTGTTCTAATTTGGTGCAGTTTGTTACACCCAAAAGACTCTCCTTCTTTACTAGGTGTCACCATTAGATTTCCAGGCAGTTCATCAATCAAAGTTCTTTCAGAAGCAGTTAATGATAATGCCCAATGCCAAGTTGGCTGTAATTTATTATAGGTAGCGTCTCTATACGCTATTAACATTTGGCTATTTTCTAGTTTTAAGTAAAAGTAGTGAATATCTTTTTCTTTTACTGTTTCTGTTGATGCTTCATACTCTTTTGTAGCCTTTTCTTTTATTTCTTTCATCTTGCTCCTATATTCATGTTGTACATCAGCTACTACAGAATTATTAAATCCTCCAATATGCCATCTATAAATACCTTCAAGACAATCATCGTCTTTCCAGTCATAGATAGTAGCAACCTCATTGTTTAAGAATTTAACATTCCATTCTCTAGTTATCTTATCTTCAGGGCCATCTTTTCTTGGTTCTCCAAAGGTTTGTACTAGTTCGTCATAAGTAGCTAAGATTTCACCTTTAAGTGAAGTTCCGCAAGCTTCTACTTGATCTCCTGTTTCCTTGATTATTGAATATTCCATGTTTTTTCTCCTTAGTGTTTTGCGTATGGGTCTAACCCGAAGTATTCCCATACAGTTAAAAGTATTTCCTTAGGCAGTAAAGCGATCTCATAATCACTATTGCTTTTGTAGTACTCATTTGTAAAGTTTAATACAATCTTTTCTAACTCATTGTATTTGTCCTTTATTGTTGCCATACCAGATGCTTCCATAGTGTTCCACATATAGGTAAGGTTGTTTGCTAGTTTTGCGCTTTCATGACTCTCATAGATCCAGTTTTTAAGTACATCATTAAGATTCATCGCTTCTTCCGTTTCTTTCATGTTTTTCTCCTTTATATTGTTTTTAACATTAGTCTGTACAACGGATCTGACATTGGTTGTAAAGCCTCTCTTTCTTTTGACATAGTACCCCATTTACCTTCTTTTTGTTTAACCTCCTTTTTTGGTTTAAGCTTAAGCTTTGTTTCCTTATTTTTACTTTTAGCAATTGCCTTTTTGAATATCTTTTTCGGGTCAGTATATTTATTCAGTCTGTTCTTAGCACCTGCATAAGTTAATCCTGTCTTTTCCATCAGCTCATGAGCAGTTATCTTTGTCCCATCATCTAATATATGAGACATATACATTTTCTTTCTCTTCCCACTTTGCCAGACTGTGTAACCCAAAGGTTCTTTTTTGTTCTTTTTTAATCCTTTGTATATTAGTTTTGGATCAGTTGATTTCTTTAATCGGTAGTATACCATATCTTTAGTAAGACCTAAGTCTCTCAATGATTGAGAGGTAACTACATCTCCGTTGTCTAATGTGTATTCTTTGAGCTTTCTCATTTGATTGACAAGATTCTTTCTCTCTTGTCTTCTCCAATTGAGAGAGTGATCACACTTGCTGTTTTAAGCCTATCAACGAATCTCTTAATGGTTGATAAGCTTGTGTTAGCAAAGTATGGGTGGTTGTTGATATCAGCGACCGTAGCTCTCGCATGGAACCCGATATAGGCAGCAACATCTGTAATATCAATAGATAAAGCAAACTTAAGCCTTTCATCTTGCTTAATTAGCTTCTTCCAGGCTTTTTGTTTTAATATCCAGATTGCAGCGTATTCATTCATCATCACCCCTTTGGAATCTTTGTTCATTCCATTCAACTATATCTTTACAAGCCTCTAGTAAATCCATTAAACCATTCTGTTCATATACACTAGGTTCTTTTCCAATAATCCAGTCTCTAACATTAGAATAGTTTTCTAGAGTCTTTAAGCATTGAGATAAATCTTTGCTTGTATTCTCCATCTCACAGTAGCTCATGTTTGGCATGTTATTTCTCCTTGTTTTTGATAAAGTTATCCCAAATCCAGCATCTGAACTGGTTAGGCTTGTAGTTAAAAGACAAATTATCTTTTAATTCTTCTTGAAAATCCCACATTAATAATTGCATATCAGCAGGGTTCTTGTTTAACCAAGAATTTACTTTTTCTTGGATCTTAACTCTTGTTTCAACTTCATGTTTTCCCATCTTAATTCTCCCAGTTAGTATCGTTAGACAATGAGTTGATCTCATACATTAAGCGACGCAGCTCGTTATGCTTATGAACAACACCTTTGCTGATGTAGTCATAGTCACCTTTTATGATCCCTTGAATATGTGATTCGCTGTAAGCTTGCTCTCTAAGATGTTCAACCATGTAACCAAGTTGGCTAGATAATGAGTTCTTCTCCTCATCTAAGAACATATTACCTCTGTAATCTACCTCTGATACAGCTAGATAGATATCTTCTCCATTGGTTGTAATATAAACCTCACCAGCATCATCTACGAACGCTGGGATACCTCTTTTACTATACCATTGGATAGCTTCGTTTTGCATTATTGCGTTTTCCATGTTATTCTCCTTTAATCGTTAAAAACGTTACCTTTCTTTGTACCAGTATTCTCAGCAGGCGGATAGCTTGAGTTTAAGTACACAGCATTTCTGTTTAGTTTGCTGTCCCATTTAGAGGTTACTACTATCTTAGGCGTGATCTTATCTTTCTCCTGATAGTATTCTCTAATCTTCGCACATGCCATACCAAAGCAAGCAACTACATACTCGCTTGTGTAAGTGATGTTACTTTTCTTATTGACTTGAGCGTGATTTAGCCATAGGTATAGCATTTCTTTCTTTCCATTACCATTTGTATTCTCTGGGTAATGTTTCATACGAGTGATCGTAAATTCAGTTGGGCTTATATTTAACATTTTATTTCTCCTTTATTGATTGCATGTTGCGTAAGTCTTCTATTTCTTTGATAGTTTCGCGTATTGCTTTTTCTATTATGCTAGTAAGAGAAGGAACTTTCCACCCTAGCTTTTTAGCAAAAGCTCTCCCCTCTTTAAGAGAGATTAGTATATCTTCAGGTATTTTCGCTCCTATTTGTAATTTGCCTTCGTAATAATTGTTCTTTTCTGTAGTTTTAATAAACTTGAATTTGTCCATGTTATTTCTCCTTTTATTAGTAATGTACTTTAACTGTTTCGTATGGGTTCATAGCACAGTCGATTGCTATTCTTGCTAAGAACATTAATCCTCCATGAGCTGTACCCCAGCCATTTGTTGGATCAAATCCTTCGATATGATCGTGATAATGAGCCTGTTGTAAAGCTTCTTTTAGAATAGGTAAAGCTTGGCAACCATTTAATCCATGAAGAACGTGCAACCCTTCATTGAATTCTTTATCTTCGTCGTGGATTATTTCATTAAAAAGACCAGACATATTGCTGGTGTAGTTGTGGGAATGCTTCCCGATATAAACATCGTATGACATGTTACTCTCCTAAAGTAGGGTTTATTATACACTATATATTGACCAATATACAGCTTGTTTTAGTTATTATTTTAGTTATCCTCCTTCATCTCTGATATTTGTTTTAATAGTTCCATTGCTTTATCGCTGGTTAGATGTCCTATTACATCTTTGTTGGTGATATCTGATTCGTAGTATAGTTCACCAGTTTTATCTAAGATAACCAGTTCCCATAGGCCTGCATCACCCCCGTAGCTGCCTTTATGACTGATTAGGCTTGCACCATAACCATTATCAAACTTATAGATTAATTGCATACCACCTAAAACTTCTTTTGTTGCTATTAGATTATCTAACATTTTTATTTTCCTCTTCTTGTTATATATAAATTGTTACAGCGATAGCTTTTCAAGCTGTGTTATGATTTCTTCGTATGACTCTTTAACTTCCCATCCTCCATTGTTGTGAGTTCCATCGGTAATAGTTGTGTGACCTTTCTCAGTGCTCTCTGCAATGCCGATAGTTCCATTAATGACAATAGTTAATCTTTTCCCTGAACCCTGTAATGTAAGGCTAAGCATTTTCATATTATTTCTCCTTATTTTGTTTAAGCATTTCATATTATTTCTCCTTATGCTGTGTACATTCTGTTGTGCTCGTCTTGCCATATTGTATCGACAGCTTCTTTCATATTTGCGTATATTCCACTATCATAAGTGCTCGAGTCCCACCCATCATAGCAAGCGAAGTAATCTTCGTAATATACTTCTACTTTTCCTGTTTCCTCCTTTGTATAAAAGCGATAGCCACTTGCGGGCATAGTGTTCTCCCAATTAGATGAATCGTTGATATCTTCATCTATTGCGTTACAGTAAGGTTTCCCTTTCGTGTGTTTGTTTTCTAAGATTGCTTTCTTTTCTTCTGTATTCATGTTATTCCTCCCATTTGAATTGATGCCATGCATCTTCTATTAGTTCTTGTTCTACTTTGTTGTTCCAATGATCTATTAAGATAGCTTTTGCTTCTTTACCATGACTTGTACGAAGATCAAATTTCGCGATACTATCGGTAATTAATTTGTATGTCATTGAGCCTCGTCGATATGCTATGTTGTCGTCACTGTAGGCGTATGTGAGATCATGTTTAGTTATGAAATCCTTTAGTTGATTTAAGGTGTAATCTCCTTTCATTTTTGTACTCCAGGTTGTTTGACTTTATTGTCAATGCTAAGCTTAATTGCTTATTAATATGAACTGTATTTAAGCACATATTAATAAATTATTAAGATCGTCTGTAGAGCATACACGACTAGGCAGAATCCTAAGAGCTCCTTATAGAGAAAAAATAATTTTTTCTTTTGAGTGTTGATTATGTTGCGATAATTACACAAGAATAATCTATGACGATTGGGATGGGCTCCAATTTGAGATGATCCGCAGGCCCGACTAAGCAAGAGCGTAACTACTCGCCCTGCCCACTGCAAGAAAGCAAGTATAGGTAAGAGACGGTAAGATCAGATGTTTCAAGTAACTGGATGAACTTCACTAAGTGACCCATGGATACTCGATTAGACTATCTAATAACAGGACAGGGAAGTTACGACCCGAGAGGATTGTAATGGCTCGTTCAGTTACTTGAAGTATTTGATAGATACTTTTAACCTATTTAAAGTGGAGACCACGTCTCAGCACATCCTGACACGTCCTGACACGCTCCGACACGTCCTGTCAAATGTCTCGAACATGTCTGACATACGCTCAGTTAACACCTCTACTCTCTAAATCATTCAGGTTACTATCATAGCTGACAGTCCCTATAAGGCTCTATACGCGCGTGGCCCTGACAAACCTATCAGTTTTTCGTTAAAGTCTCCAGAACAAGAGATATGGCGTGCTGCGTGCTGTCACCAGCGTGTTGTTACCCACGTGTTGTCGGCATAGTGTTGTCTACACCTTGCTGTGTCCTCATTGCCGTCACTCCAGTGCTGCTCGCAAAGTGCTCTAAGCTCTCTGCTGCACGCCCAGTGTCGTGTGCTAAGTGTTGCTTGCTACTCCTGTTCCTCAACATCATGCGCTATCCCCCATAAAGACATCTACCTAAGCAGAATGGCGCATTGTAGCGTCGCTGTATGCTGATGGCATCCAGTCACAGTACTCAATCGTACGGCGTCTAGGTACCACCTTCTTACTGAACTCTTGTCTTCTAAAGTGTTCAGCGCTATACTTATAGCAAACCTTATGTCCATGGTAGGCGCAGTATTCGAGATATAACCTTTCGTATTCTGCGAGGTTTGAGCTAAGTAATAGCTGTGGATAATCATCATCAAATCCAGAAGGTGCACCATAACACCTCACTAAATACTGATGATAAGCCTTAACGACGTTAAGGTCTTGGGTTCCTAGTCTTATACTAGGGATCTCTCTTACCATTTTTACTCCTTGGTAAGTTCCTCACACTTTTGCCTTGGCAGTGAGCTTCTCCATCTTTTCTAAATACATTCGTTAGAGTGCACTTAGAAAAGACCCAGCCCCGAAGGACTGGAATCTTAACCTAGATTATGCGAACGGATTAGAAGCTGGAACAATACTATCTTCCATCTCTGTGTCCTGATAATCTAACGTCTCACCTTCTGCTGGAAGATTAGTGGCAATGTACTGATTGTACATGAAATCCATTAATGCTTTATGAGCAGGACGAATGAAACGTTCAGCATGAATAGTACCATTCAAGTAAACTTGAAAAGACTCTTCAGCTTGATTGCCGCTTGCCTTCTGTTCTAGTATAAGCATAGAACATTTCTCACCTTTAGGTGTTACTTCGGTGATCTGGTAAGCATTCTTATACGTACGACCTGGCTTGTACCAAGTAACTGATTCGTATACGTTGATATCCTTGTCTTCAGTTGAAGTTGAAAAGATATTACTAATTGCGCCGAATGTCGGCATTTGATATGATGTAGTCATCATGATTCTCCTTTTAAGAGTTAATGATACTTTGCACTCGTGTGCCAGGCGTATCGTGAAAGACCTGTTATTACTACGCACTGTGACAGACGTGTTGTCGAAAGCGTGTAGTGAATTCTGTGTTGTTAGCTGCTTGCTGTTAGCATAGCGCAGTATTGTCATTGCTGCTAGCGTCGTGTTCTTTGCTAGCTGCAGTTTCGTTAGTGTTGTCTGCTTGGTGTCGCTTGTGGGTGTTGCTTGTCATATTATCCTCCTGACAAGATGTGCTATTCAATGGTATAGCACTAACCGGTTATCTAGCTACGAATAAATATGGATTCATATTGATGTAGCTTATAGCGAATAGGCATACTAATATTAATGTACCTACTATAGCAACTGTGGTCTTCTCATCTTGGTCTAGTAATACATAACCTCGATAGAGAAGATACACCCCATACACTGAGACTACTAATAGTAATCCCAGTAATACTGTAATGATATCAAACATTACGTTCCTCCTTGATCTCAACGATCTCAATGGTATCATAGTTAAATGAAGTACTAATGCTCTTGATGATACCGTCAACATTAGCTTCAGCCTCAACCATACTGTCAGCAGTAATGCCAACTAGATTGAAGCTACTTGTATCGGTTATACTGTCGATCAGTTTGTACGTTACATGATAGAACATATTGTTCTCCTATATTTGAAGCAAAATTACTCCTCATTAGAACCTCAAGAAGAAGCCCTAATAGGTTGTAATTAAATTACTTGTGTTTTCCAGAAGTCATCTCTGACCTCCCTGGGGTTTACCGTAACTTAGGAGATTTCATCCTCCAAGCATAGACAGCCTCTAGATCTGCATCAACTTCGTAGAGAATGTCTACTGCAGCTACTGAAGCCTTCCACAACTCTCCCTCATAGTTGCTCTCTGGTAACTCTTCTGAGTGATACAACATTTCAACTATGAAACGGAATTGATCGCTGTCGTGCTTATTTAAGAGCACACGGAACTCTTTGCGTAAACTCGCCAGTCTTTGGTTGTCCATAGGACCTCCTGTTGTTGTGAAGCATCATTGCTTCTTGGTTGTCATACCTCATTAGACTCTCGTTAGAAAGCCTAATAGGTTATGTTACCGTGTTACTCACTAGGCCATTGCTGGACAAAGTTTTCACAATCATTCTTGTGAAGCTCAAAGGTAAGAGCTCTTTCAGCAATATTATGCTTAAGAACTTCTCTCCAGAGCAACCCAGCGTCTGTACCAAAAGACGCTCTACTGGCACTGTCTACATCAAACGGGTAAGTCTGATCTAATAGATGTTCACAAAGAGCATCTAACATTGCCATAGCAGAAATGCTACGGTTTCTATAAGTATAAACCATAATGGTTCTCCTATAAAAGTTCCAGTGACAAACTCACTGTAGTTGTGAAGCATCATTGCTTCTTGGTTGTTACACCTTTAAACATACTCACTGAATATGCTTAAAGCTATAACAAGTATAGCCGTCCTCCTCTCCGTAAGAACAGAGAGGTCGTTACTTCGGACTCTTTAACCACTCAATACTCTGGGTCTAGAGTGAACGTGAAGTCCTCTTGGTGCAGGTATTTCCTGAACTTAGGAGGAGTATCTGTCCACTCAAACGCATCAGTATCGTACATCACAAGGTATGAGTCAGTAGCCCTGGATACAGAGTAACCTTCATTCTCGTAATATGCGATAGCGCATCGAGTGTTTAAAGACAAACGCTTTGTCTTCTTCATATCGCATTAGACTCTTTATTAGAAAGTCTAATATGTTATGTTGATACTACGAGGTACAGCGCCAATCAATAGCGAGAGCGTCCTGCCCAAAGTCAGGTTCGTTCCAACTATACAAGGTCTGTGCCTTCTCGATAGCAAGAGCTGTAGTCTCTGCTTCGATAGTTAACTCATGTAAGTCAACCTCATCCTCGAAGTATGATTCTCTCATACCTTCTGGATTCATCTCATCTTTAAAGTTAAAGTCAAGATGCCACTTGGTTACCTCTAGTTTAATGACAAATGTTGCCATGATACACCTCCAGTGTATAAGCAGCAATGATCGGGTTGCTGTATCCCGTGTGACGTTCCTCCCGTGTAAAGAGGGGGGTGTCGAATATATGCTGGTGTACAACATATATATATTACACACAGGTACTGACCTCTAGGAAATTACACACAGGTACTAACCTTGAAGAAATGACACACACAGGTACTAACCTTATCAAAAAGAAGACCCACACAGGGGCTACAAGTATAGGGGGGACAAAAGTAAGATTACATAATTAAAATTTCAGGAGAAAAATATGAGAAACGCGAGACAGAAGGAAGTTGATAGAGAGTTTACTAACGCAGGTAAAGGCAATAGATTTAAACCAGGGGTGTCAGGAAACCCAGCAGGAAGACCTAAAGGTATAAAAAATAAGATTACTTTAACTAAGGAAGCTTTTGAGGAAGTAGCTGGTTTGAGTCCAGGAGAGATGTTAGCAACTATTGCTCAACGTCATTTTGCTCAAGGTACAGCTGCAGGTGATCAGATTGCTATTAAGGCAATCATGGAAGCTAATAAGTATATTGAACCTACTAAAGATGCAATGGCAGATCAAGATAATGTTGCTGATATGTCTAAAGAGGAAATCAAAAGTAGATTGAAGAATTTAAAGATTGTGAATGATGAGTAAAAATAAAGAAGCCGCTGAGCTGATAGTTGAACTTGAGAAGCGGAATACTTGGGCGAGATGGAAGGAAGATCCTATTGCTTTTATTGAAGAAGCATTAATGATCTATCCTAAAGATGCAGATAAAGGATTGATTCATCTAAAGATTAATAAAGCTCAGGTTGTGGTTGTAGAAGAGTATGTAAGGCAGATGAAAGAGATTGGTTATGTAAGAATGATTATCTCTAAGTATCGTCAAGCGGGTTTCTCTACAATTAGTTCTGCTCTAATCTTTCATAGGACTTTGTTCTATAAGAATACTAGAGCTGTAATTATTAGTTTAGATAAGCCAACGACCGAATCGATCTTCCAGATGAGTAAGACGTTTTGGGAGAACTTACCTAAGAGTTTAAAACCTAAGTTAGGGATATCGAATAAGAGAGAGATGGTATTTGAAGGTAACGATTCTAAATTTAGATTGTTTACCGCAGGTGCTGATAACCCTGGACGTGGTACAACTAATACTGCATTGCTATGTGATGAAACGGCTTTCTTCCAGAATGCTGAGAAGGTAATGGCAGGTCTATTCCAGTCTGTGTCATTAACCAATGGTAGTATTATTATTATTAATAGTACGTCCAATGGAGCACAAGGTGTCTATTACGATCTATGGAGTAAAGCTGAGAGAGGTGAAGGTAACTTTACTCCTTTGTTTGTGCCATGGTATCTTCAAGATGAGTATACACTTGAGTGCCCAGATGGTATTGAGTGGGCTCATGATGAGCTTAGGTTACAGGAGAGATGGGAACTATCTAATGGTCAATTGTATTGGCGTAGGATTAAGATAGCCGAAACCTCCTCCAATCTATTTAAACAGGAGTATCCGTTTACAGCGGAAGAGTCCTTCTTGCAGTCTGGTAGTTCTGTTTTCAATAAAGAGTCATTGGATAAGTATGTTACGCAACCACCAGATTCTCTAAGAGAGTTTAATGATGCGTACAGTTCATTTGATGAATCTACTGAAGGAACACTTTCTGTATGGGACGCACCTCAACGAGATAACAAATACTTGATTGGTGCTGACGTTGCATTAGGTGTACGCGGAGATTATTCAGTTGCTTGTGTTATGACTAGTAATAGAGAGATTGTTTCTATTTATCGTAGTAACAGAACCGACCCTGTTCGATATGGCAGGATATTGTTCTACCTAGGAAGATGGTATAACAATGCCTTGATATGTCCAGAGTCTAACTCTATTGGTATTGCTACTGTTCAACAGTTACATGGTATGAACTATCCGAATATCTATCAGCAAAAGAAAACAGCTAATACTTATTCAGAAGGGATTAACCACTTAGGATTTAAAACGACAGCTGCAACTCGTTCTCCAATCATATCTAATCTTAGACGAATGATTGAGGATGAGGATATAGCGATACCTTCTGCGCTTGCTATTGAGGAATTACGTAACTTCATTGTTACACCTCAAGGAAAGCCGGAAGCTTCACTTGGACATCATGATGACTTGGTTATGGCGATGGCGATAACGTGTGAAGCATATAGAACCCATGGACATTCCCTCACTAACCAAACATTTAGTTGGGGTGAATTAAATACCAATTATCAAATAAATGATACAAAATGGCTATAAGCCCCATTAATAAGGACTTATTTTTGTACTTAAATTGCGAGTAATTAAGCATATACAAACCGAGAGTGAGCGAATGAGCAAACATAAAATAGAAAAAATTACTGACGACATGTTGTTAGAGTCGATTGATAGAAATATGCGAAATGCTACTGGAGGGTATACAGGATCATCTGATGCCTCCAAGCGACGTGAGAATTCAATTTACGAAATGAGTTTAGAGCCTAAAGGTGATTTAGTACCTCAAGGCGTCTCTAAAATTGTTTCATCAGATTCAGCAGAGATAGCTGAAGGTTATACCGCGCTGTTAACTAAGTTACTACTTGATAACAATAAGTTAGCATTATTTGTCCCTTATAGCAACGAAGTGGCTTCTATCAAAGCCTCCCAGGTTGCTTCGGACGTAGTAAATTACTGTTTGTTTAACTCTAATTCAGAAGGCTGGACAAAACTGTCTACCTGGATTAAGTCAGCAGTTGTATTCGGTAACAGCGCCATAACCTGGGGATGGGAAGAAAGCTTTGACTATGAAGTTGAGGAATACGATTCAATTCAAGAGGCTGTGCTAGATCAAATCTTAGCAGACAGAAATGTTGAGATTGTAGGCGACCTTAATATCAAAGAGCTTTCAGCTGAAGTTGTTACTTATGAAGATGTACGTTTAAGACGTAAGATAGATAAGTCAGGTGTTAAAGTTAGAAATATTCCACCTGAATCGTTTATGATCGATAAAGCGGCAGAGTCAATAGGTGAGGCTCGCTTTATAGGGCTAGTCTCTGATATGACTAGATCTGAGATACGTATGACATGGCCAGACTTTACAGGTGACTTGTCAGAGATAGGAGAAGAATCTTCTTTTAGAGACTCTGAATGGTCATTAGAGTCTTATGCTCGTAAACAATCGGCTGGTCTAGACAATTGGATTAACTCAGATGACGAAGAAGATGAAGCTAATATATCTATTACTGTTGTGGAATGTTGGATTCGTTCTGACCGTGACGGTGATGGTATTGCTGAATTAAAGCACGTTATTAAAGCAGGGAGCACAATCCTTGAAGAAGAAGATTGTTCTTACATCCCAATTGCGATGCTTAATCCAATTGAGATCCCTCATGAATTCTATGGTTTGTCATTGTTGGATATGGCCCGTCCACAGACACAAGCTACTACAGCTATCATGCGTGGATTTGTTGAGAACGTTTACTTTGGTAACTATGGAAGAACGTTGGCAGATCCTAACGTTGTTGACTTTGCTGCATTGCAAAACCCATTACCTAAGCAGATTATTGCTACTAATGGTAACCCTGCAGCTGCGATCCAACAGATCACTCCAGAGCAACTCAGTCCTGGAACTGGAACTATGCTTGAGTTCTTAGGTATGCAGAAGGAACAATCTACAGGTCTTAGCAAAACAGCAATGGGATTAAATGATACATTGTATGTCTCTGGTAACTCAGAACAGAAGATGGGTAATGCACAAAATGCTGCTCAAATTCGTGTTGAACATATTGCTAGAAGGTTTGTTGAGAGTGGTATAAAAGACTTATGCCGTGGCATCTTAAAAGAGATGAAAACAAATCTGAAGAATCCTATGCGTTATAAGACAGACAAAGGATATGCGTCTTTGACTCCTGAAGTATTGCAAACTATGCCTTCTAATATGGATTTAGATATTCAAGCTAACTTAGGGGAAAATTCTAATGTTAATGTAGGTATGAAGCTAAATGAGATTTCTCAACTTCTTCCTGTTATGGCAAGCGATCCTGAAGCTGCTCCTTATATCAACCCATTAGCTGCGTTTAATCTAGCTACTGATATTCTTGCTAATATGGGATTAGACCCTACTAGATACTTAGTCGATCCAGCTAATGAAGAGGCCCAACAACAGATACAACAGAAACAACAGCAAGCTTCTCAAACGGCTGAACAAGCTAAACAAGCTGAACTTGAAAAAGCACAACTTGATGCTCAAACAGCGGCAGTTAATATTAGTTACTTGAAAGCAGAGATTGATAATAAGCAAATTGATAACAAACGTCAATTACTTTCAGCAGAAGACGAGAGTAATCGTAAGTGGGCTGAAATTATTGTTAAAGCACAAGGTACTGATGGAGCGCAAGCTCCTCAACAAGTTCCTGTTGACTTTGAGAGACTTTATCAAGACACTGAAGCGCAAGAGAAAGAAGCTGCAGAGATACAACAGCAAGGAGAGCAATTAGCTCAAGCTGCCATTGAAAACCCAGAGCAAGCTATGCAGATGGCACAGCAAGCTGGTATGGATCCATCAGCAATGATGGGTGGACAACAACAATGATGAGAGATAGATGACACAAAAATACAATAGACATCAGAACTTTAAAAGAGATTCTGATGGTAAGCCAAAAAAAGTATCTGTTTATGATGATGCGCAAAGAATCTTAACAAAAGGATATCAATGCGACGAAATAAAAGATACTATGACAATGGTAACAGAGGATATTCTCAACCAGCTGTTTGTGCAATGGTTAGAAACTAAGCATTTCGAAACAGAATCAAGAGAATTCCTTTATAAGTTAGCTATTAGTCAAGGAGCAGTGATGCAGAACATCGAGCGCTCTATTACTGCTAAAAATAACAAAGCTCGAGAGATAAAGGATGAATGATGACAGATGTTGAACAGAAAGCAATAGATAAGTTAACTTCTAGTATTAAATCAGCTATTGGAGTATTAGCATTAGGAAGAGGTGTTGGTTCCCAGGCTGCTATTTTGAATGATTTAATAACAGCTAGAAATAACATAGAGGCTATGACGAAACCTGCAAAGGCTCCCGTAGCGCCTAGAAGACCAGCTCCGGCTAAGAAAGCTGCAGTTGCAAAAAAGAGAAGTTCTATTTAAGAACTATTTGATGATTGATTGAGAGGCCTTAAATAGGCCTTCTACTAAAAATAGGAGACTATATGTCAGAACAAAAAAGCGAAGCTACCCAAGTGGATGAGTCGCAAGTTCAAGACTTTGACTTTGACGCATTGGCGGATGATGTTTTAGGATTAGATACCGAAGCAGCTACCCAAGAAAGCGAAGAAGCCACAGAAAAACTCGAAGGTGAGGATCCGCACACTGACGAGGACGCTGATGAAGTTGGTGAAGTTGAGGAAGATGAGGAAGAGGAAGAGGTTGAAGATGAGGATGAGTCTGAGGACGCTACCCAAGAAGAAGATACTAATGAATTGGATGACGATGAGATTGATATGGACTTTACGGTTCCCGTTAAGATTGATGGGGAAGCAAGTGAAGTATCCATGGAAGAGCTTATCGCTAATTATCAGACTAAGCAACACCAGTCAAAGAAAGGGGATGAACTTGCGAAACAGGCAAAAGAGTTGGAAGCTTATAAAGCGGACGCTCAGGTATTTGCTCAAATTAATGCGCAATTGCTGCAAGACCAAGACGATAAAGACAAGAAGATCTTATCAGCTCTTGAAAAGAGAGTTGACGACGCTTATAGCGAGGATGATTATGAAGCCTCTAAACTTGAAAGACAGTTTAATAAAGCTACTAAAGAATATTCTCAACGTAAAGGTCGCAGAGATTCGATGCTGGAAAATATGGGAAGAAAGGTTGAAGAAGGAAGAGTTGAACAATTCAATAAACAAGTTGAAGAGTTTCATTCTACTATTCCAAACTTTATCCCAGATTGGTCAGAAGAAGTCGCACAAGCCAATAGGCAGTTTGCTTTAAGAGAGCAACTTCCTGAACAGCTTGTTGATTCTATGGTTGACCCAGCAGTTGTAGCATTTGTTGACAAATTCCGAAGATTAGCTGAGACAACTTCTAAGGGAGCCACAAAACGAAAGAAGGTTCCTATTAAAAGAGTCTCAACTAAAAAGCCTGTTTCTAAAACAACTAAAAAAGCAAACACAGTAGAACAGTCTAGGCAAAGACTCAACAAAGGCAAAGGCTCAGAGAAAGATAATAAAGTTCTCTTTGATAATGCTATTGATAATTTGTTTGGCTAACTACTCTGTTTTAATATAAGGATAGCAAAATGGCTACAAAATTTGGTACTACTGCCATATCAGGCAGTTACTCGGCGCAAGGATCTCAACGTGAGGACCTTGCAAATTACATCTCTAACATCTCTAGAGATATGACTCCATTCATGGCTTCAATCGGTAAAGGTAAAGCTTCAGCGATTACGCACGAATGGTCAACTGACACTTTAGCTGCTGCTGCATTGCAAGCTGCAGTTGAAGGTTCAAGCTTCGCAGAATCTGCCGGTCCTGTTGTACAGAAGATTGATAACAAGGCACAGATCTTTACTAAAGGT